ACGGCAAGGTGAACGGCTATCCGTTCTTCATGTCCAACGCCATCCCGAGCAACCTCACCAAGGGTTCCTCCGAGGGCGTCTGCTCTGCCATCGTCTTCGGTAACTGGAGCGAGGTCCTCGTCGGTTCCTGGGGCGGCCTGCAGATCATCGTGGATCCGTACAGCGCGAAGGACAAGGGCGTCCTCGAGATCAGCGCTGCCGCCTACCACGACGTGCTCGTCCGGACTCCGGAGGCCTTCTGCAAGATCGACGAAGTCACGACCGCCTAAACCTTCCTGAGCCATGACTGAGAGAAACTTTGTCGGTATGTCTGCGAATGGGCTCCTCCAGGAGTTCAAGCGCCACATCCGTATGACCAGCGACGACCTCGACGCGGAGCTGTACCAGAAGATGCTGGCGGCCGTGTACCACGCGGAGCACCATATCGGCAAGGTCATTCTCCGGTCGGAGTTCATCGAAACGGTTCCTTTCGCTTCCACCCTCATCCTCAAGGTTCCCAACCCCGTGGTCGAGAGCCTTGAGGTCGATGGGGTGGAGACCAGCGGGTACGATTTGGACGGCAAGAACCTCCACGTCTATGGGAGCGGCACCAGCATGACGGTCACCTACGAGGCCGGCTACGAGACCATTCCCTACGACATGAAGGCGGCCATCCTGATGCACGCCGCCTCCTTGTTCAACAATCCGACGGACAGCGTCGAAACGCTCGCCAAGGCGTCCCAGAACCTGCTCCGTCCTTATCGGAGTTGGGGGATGGACGATGGAGAGCAGGTTTAACATCGGGCAGATGGACACTCTGGTGACCGTCAAGGCGGCCACCTTGTCCTCCGGGACGCAGGGCCAGAAGAAGTTCACCTATACCTTCTTCCGCGACGTCTATGCAAAGGTGGAGCGGAATGTCAACGAGTTCGTGTCCAACACCAACCTCGAGGAAGGTGACTACGTCCAGCTGACCATCCACAAGATCCCCGAGCTGACCACGCGCTGGCAGATCTCCCTGGCGGGGAGGGACTACGAGATTACCGGCATCGACCCGATCTCGCGTGTCTCCCCGGTTTGTGTCCTTTCCCTTCACTCTATCAACTGATGGCTGCAGCAATCCGCATAGAAGGTCTCGACGATTGTCTCCGGTGCTTGGACAAGGCTCCGGAAAATGTCGTCAAGATGGTCAACACGGCGCTGCGGACGGCCTCCAGGAAGACGGCGCGGGGGATTCGGACGAAGATGCCCTTCACCTACGGCCGGCTGGTCCGGTACAAGGTGTTCAAGGGACAGATCACTGGCGACACGAACGCCCTCGTCGGACTGTTCAACAAGGGCAAGCGGAACGATGACGACACCAGCTACATCCCCGACTGGTTCAAAGCCTACTGGTCCAACTACGGCACCCTGAAGCACCGCGACAAGGACCACCATTTCATCTATCCCATCCGGGCGAACCGGAAGCGCAGGAACAACGAGGGCCAGATGCCCCAGAAGTTCTTCGAGGCCGCCATCGCGGGATGGGAGGGACCCTTCTTCGAGAACTTCGCCCAGTCCATGAAGGAACAGGAGCAGAAACTTTACGACCGATGACCGAGAGCCTTAGAACACAGCTTGTCTCCCTGCTGACCACGGCAGGCGTGAACGTCCGCCTCTCCGAGGACGAAACGGAGGAATATCCGTTCGCCACCTACGAGATGACGGTCACGCCCGTCATGAACAAGGACGGAGTGTGCAAGTACGTGGGCGAGACCTACATCCGCGTGATCTCCGACGACTTCGACGAAGCCGACGCCCTCAGGGCCGTGGTGGAGTCCGCCGTCCAGACCGGGATGGGTTTCGGCCAGGTGTTCAGCTCCCGGCTCATCAACAGCAACAAGGACTGCGTCAACGGTGTCTGGACGCTGGAGCTCTACTACAGCCTCGCCCAGTATGGCGACGCTCCGGATGTGGAGGAGGCGGACGGTCCTGACGGCCCTGCCGAGGAGGACTTCCCTGCCGTTCCCGAAGATCCCGAAAATCCCGGCCAGAACATCGAAGAGCCCGCAGACGAACCCCTTAACGAATAAAGCACTATGGCAGTAGCAGGATACAATATCGCATTTACGCTCGGCCCCGGACAGGCCACCATCGCCGGCCGGGTACAGGACGACCTCACCATCGCGGCGAAGATCTCCGAGCGCCTGACGAAGGACGACTCGGGGGACGCGCAGGCGACCATCACCGGCCACGACGTCACCTTCCGCGCGTCTGGACTGGTTGACATCACCGGCCATGGCCTTGACAGGGACTGGATGCTCTCCGTAGCCCAGGGCAGCTCGCAGCTCGCGTTCACCTATCTCTGCCAGGGAGGGGGGACGCTCACCGGCAACGTAGTCGTAACGAACTACTCCGAGAGTTCCAACGCATCCGACGATGCGACCTGGACGATGGACTTCCGCGTGGTGGGTACGCCCACTTTCACCCCGCCGTCGAACAATACGTAAACAACCATTAAAGACTCAATACTATGGCAATCGTAGCAGGCTATAACATCGCCTTCAAGATCGGCTCCGGCTCCAGCGCCAAGACGCTTGCCGGGCGTACCCAGGACGACCTGACCATCGCGGCCCGGACCAAGGAGTCCCTCACCAAGGACGATTCGGGGAACGCGCAGGTCGCCATCACCGGACACGACATCACCTTCCGTGCGACGGGTCTCATCGACACCGCGTCCAGCACCGCCATCGACCGTGACACCCTCATCGCCGACGCGCTGCTGACCGGGAACTCCGCCGTCCTCGCGTTCGTCTATACCGCCCCGAGCGGCACGACCATCAGCGGCAACTGTGTCATCACGAACTACAGCGAGAGCTCGAACGCTTCGGACGACGCCACCTACACCGTGGACTTCCGCGTCACCGGTTCCGTCACCACCTCTTAATCACGACAGGCTATGAAGAAGGACACTATCGTGCTCGGCGGTATCGAATACCGCGTGGAGGCCAACTGGAACGCTCTGGCGGCGTTCCTGAAGGAGGTCGGCCGTGACACCATCGACGGACTCATCAGCTTCAAGAACCTCCGTCCCTCCGAGATCCCCATCCTTATGGTGGCGTGCATCACCGAGGGCGAACGCCTGGAAGGCCGTGAGTTCAACATGACGGCGCTGGATCTTGGCGCCATTATCAAGATCGAGGACGCGAACGCCTTCCTGGACATCTACGTCCGGCAGAGCGAACCGCAGCGGGAGGTGGTCGCGTCAAAAAAAGCGGAGCGGGAGGAGATGCCCGCCCAGTGACGATAGGTTTGGTCCGGGGCTGGGCGATCGCCCGTCTCGGACTTGACCTTGAGTCCTTCGGCCTGCTCAGGCAGGGAGAGTTCTGGGAGGCCATGCTTGTCTGGATCGAAGACCGGCAAGCGGATAGAAGGCAGGAGGCGGAGGTGATTCGTGGAGTCGGTCTCCGCCTGTTCAATCTCTGGGCGGACGGGCCCGCGCTGAAAGGACATGAGTTCATCCCGTTCCCCTGGGATCCGGAGGAGAAACCGGACGACGGGGCCCTTTCCAAGATGGACGATGCGGCGAAGAAGGCCTCCCTGGAGAACTTGTTGAAACACGTGAACTGGTTATAAATCATGGCAGGAAGAGAACCGAACCTAAAAGTCAACGTCACGACCGATACCCGGGACGTCAACAGGGGGCTGAAGGAGGTCAAGCAGGGTCTGAAGGACCTGGACAAGACCGGAACTCAGGCTCTTGAGTCCCTGGGCTCCGCCTTTGGCGTCGATACTCGCAAGATCAACCAGATGACGAGTGCGATGAAGGGGCTCGGGGAGAAGCTGTCGCAGACTGGCAACGCCGGCGTCAAGGCTTTCGGCGGCATCCTCAAGGCTGTCGGTCCGGTGGGTGGCGCCATCGCCGGTCTCGGGCTGTCCGCTGCCATCGCCGGCTTCCGTGAGTTGCAGAAGGAGGCCGAGGCCTTCAAGAACACCGTGGCTGGCGCCAACTACGAGATGGCCACGGCCGCCTACGTGGACACCTACAAGCAGATCCTCCGCGACTTTAACGGCGACGTGGGCAAGTCCATCGCTGAGACGGAGAGCAAGTGGAAGAAGTTCTGGGGTACCATCGGCATCACGATGCGTGAGCTCTTCACCACTGGCGCCTGGCAGGGCACGAACACGCCTGGAGGCGCAGAGGCCCTGAACGAATACACCCGCCGGATTGCAGCCGCCAACGAGGGAGGCCAGAAGGCGCAGGAACTCACCAACCAGATCTACCAGCTGGAGCGGAAGCGGAAGGAGAACGCCGTCGAGCTCGCCAAACTGAACGATGACATCGCGGACCAGCTGCTCGTCGCAAAGGACACCAGCAAGAGCGTCCAGGAACGTCAGGACGCCATCTACAAGATTGAGCTGATGCAGTCCCAGAAGCGGGCCCTTTCGGTGGATCTCGAGCAGAGGCTGTCCGACCTCTACAAGGAGCGCGCCGATATTGCTTCCAATTCCGTGGAGGCGGCCGACGCCGTGCTCGCCCAGGAGACGCGGACGTATGAGGTGAGCCGGGCCATGACGCAGGAGGAGATCTCCCTGCTCCGCGTCAAGAACTCCATCGGCAAGGCCTCCGAGGCGGAGATCGCCCGGATGAACCAGCTCATCAAGCAGCAGAAGGAACTGCAGGCCGCCATCGACGCGACCCACGCGAAGTGGGCGAGCATGAATGAAGGCCTGTCCGGACTGTCCGGCGTGAACGCCCCGAACCGTCCCGGCGTGACGGGTCCCTCCCTGAGCATCGTCCCGCAGCGCGAGGACACCGAGATCTTCAAGCAGACCTTCCTCGCTCAGCTGGGCGACATTAAGGTCGGCATCGGCTTTGAGGCGGACACCCAGAAGATCCACGACATCACGAACGAGATCAACTCCCTCCTGGAGTCCTCCATCACCCGGACGGCGGAGCTCCTGGGCAACCTGATGGGCACCCTCGCCGGTGGCGGTG